ATTGTAGACCCTCTAATCTCTTGTCTATTTCCAGAAGTACAATGGGAACAATGTCACCAGTTGCAAATCCCTGCACAGGATAATTCTTTATCATAGTAAAGTGTGTAGGTGAGCCACTCGCTCTCCTCTCCACATCTGGAAAGGCATATTGTCTGCCAGAAGGAACTGTAACAACACCTTCATTCAACGCTTGATCGCCCAAACGCTTATGCCAACCTGCAATGCCTTTATATTTTTTCATAAAATGTTTATAATACTCTGCCTCAGCTTTTGTCCTACCAAACCCTGTAGCTCCATAGAGAGGGGCAAAGGTGTGTGCCTTAGCATCTTGTCTTGAAGTTGGTTGCCCTGCATTTGAAATAACCTTAGCAGTGTATGAATGAACATCAAAGCCAGTGCTTACTTCATCCATAGCAGTTTGGTCTTGTGACAAAAATGCTGCAACTCTAAACTCTAGCTGTGCAAAGTCTGCCTCCACTATCTTACCTCCGTCCCAACGAGACACAAACACCTTCTTCACTGGAAATGTACCGCCTCTTGGCATATTCTGCATATTAGGATTACGTCCACTAAATCTACCAGTAGCGGTAACATGTTGAGTAAGAGACACATGTAGCTTACCATCTTGCTTTGTGTATGCACCTATACCCTCTACGAAAGAGGATAAATAACTTGACACGGCACTCTGACGCTTCAAGTCCGTTAGAAACACCTCTGCCTCAGTCATACCTTTAGCCTTAGCAATATTAATAAGTTGTTCTAAATTACCTTTACTTGTAGAAAAACCATTAGCACTTATCCAATCTTTAGACAAGGGGAAGAACCCAAGACCTGCCATAAAGTTTGACTTGGTTAGAAGATACCCTCTGGTGTCACAATCTGGACATCTGCTTGGCTTGGCAAACGGTGTTCCATCCTTCTTAATCTTGTGTACTCGCCCTTTGCCCTTACATGTGTGGCAGATACTTGCTTTAGTTTTTACCATTAAGTAACTGTTATCTTTGACAGTTTTACGAAAGTCGTCTTTGTCAAGCACATTATCAAAGGCAAGTACCCACTCTTTTTTATTCTTGAGTATGCGAGAAAATATAACCTGACTCACTTGTTCTGGCGAATTGAGGTTGATAGGTGTGTCGCCCATCAGTCTCTTCACTTGGCTCTGCAATCTCTCTTCTATCTCTCTCAACTCTGTTTCAAAGTCCTGCTTCACTTCTTCTAATACGTCTTTATCTATAGCAAACCCTCTCATATACATCTTTGCAAGAGATTTACACACCTTGTTTGAAACATCTAGCACCTTGTCAAGTGTTTTTCCCTCTGGTTTGTCATATTCTTCCATTAATTTCCAATATAAATCCTTTGTAACAGCTA